GCACCAGCATAACGACCAATAAAGGCCGGAACTTGTGTGGTGAATGATGCATCAGTAAGAAGATCAAATGTTGATTCATTCTCAACCAGAATAGGGGTTTGACTAGCTGCATCAGCAACTGAATCAATCGAGTTCAAGGCACCAGCACCAACTACACGAACCACTTCCAAAGGCACACCATATAGCATATAGTTTGCGGCAGAAAGGAAATATAGTGCGGTCTGTTTATCTGGCTCACTGAACCTTTTAACCAATTCGTTTTCATTGGTGGTAATGCTAACAATTTCGTTAGCTGGCCCCCAACGAAACATACCTACATAACCAGTAGCATTAGTTGTAATGCTCTGGATAGTAAAGGTTAAATCTTTTTCTTTTGAAATTACACTTGGAGAAGTCATAGTTTTTTGAAAACCTCATAATTGGTTTGTTTTATTGTGTCTGATTCTATTTATGATTTGACCGGCTTAAAATTAAAACCCGTCAAAAAATACATCATTTCTGTCAACTTCCCCTTGCTTTATACCGAATGGATTTTGTGTAACGTCTTCACCTTGCCCATCACTCGGATCAAAATCACGCTCAATAAATCCAAATGGGGTTAGTTGTTCGTTGTTTTCTTTATCTTTCAAAAGTTCAACACGAGTGTTGATATCTGTCATATCTTTAAAGTATTGTTGTGTTGTTGCCCATGCAAAGACAACACAACACATTACAAAATCGTCATTGGCACCAGAATCAGCTTCGTAGCTTTTTCCTTTAGGAACGAACGTACCAAATTCATCAATGACCGTCTTATCGTTCAATTCAATCTTTTCATTCTCAATTAGAGTTTTGATGTTAGAACAACCAACAGCCTTAACCGCAGTAGTTGTTCTAACACCAAGCTTACAATCATTCCCATACCAAATTATCTGCCTGTTCTTATCAGATTTTGTCATTAGTAGTTCTTCATATTCGTATTCGTTGTATAGAATAGAAGCTACTTGTTCACCAATATCGTTTATCTCAACTAAAACCATCGCATTGTTGTAATAAGTAGCCGTAGAAAATATAACGCTAGGATATAACACTGGGGATATTTTATTATTTCTATATGTCGCTACTACTCTATAAGGCATTTCTGTCACATCAAAAACAATAAATGCGCTAAAATCTTGACCTAATCCTCTACTAACGTCTACTATTGTTGCGTAAATATGATTTTCTTCAACATCATGATATATTTTTACGTCATTTTTTATTTCATCTGGTTCTCTATGTACCAATTTTTCAAGTGTTGCAGCATTTAACAAAGATTTTTGACTACCACGAAAGACCACGCAATGTTCTTGTAGAAATTGTTCGTAGCTTGTAGCTGCGATCATTTCTCTCTTCCATTCTTCGTCACGAGATGTTATCATATCCCATGTTACTTTAAGTCTTGTATATCCATTGGTTTCATACTCAGTCCAAATTTTATAGAACAAGCCTCTAGCACCATTTGGTGTGGATGTCATTATAACCTTTGAATCTTTACCACTAGATATTGTAGGAAATACAGATTCGTAAAATTCTATATCGTTATCTGTGTGTGCGGCCTCGTCCCAATATACTAAAGAAATACTTTTACCACGAATTGATGATTTAGTAGAAGCACCAGAAAATATTTTTGAGTGGTTTGTAAATGTCATTGATCGTTTGTTGTATGTTGTTACACCCTGTTTAAGAAAAACCGGAAGATATTCATATGACATCTGAATCCTTTCAACGATTTCTTGGGCTTGATCTGACTTGTTAGCTAATACAGCGACTTGTTTTGATGAATGAAAAGTAGCAAACCATAAAATATAAGCTGCGGCGGTCGTTGTCTTACCTTGTTGGCGACCAGTACCTACTATGCTGTATCGGTTATTTTGAAATAGGCTGATCATGTCTTCTTGATATGGATACATATCAAATTTAATAAGACCATTATCCAAAGATATAATTTTTATATATTTTCTAGTAAAATATGTTGCGTTAAGAGAACACTTTATCCATTCCAACATTTGTAATTGTGTAAATTCTCTATTTTTTACCTTACCTAAAAGAAGTGGATTTCTTTTATACTGATCTGATATTTCAGGAACTTCATACTGATCAAAATTTTCAACTTCAAGATTTATAGTATTTTTTGAAAGATACTTCATAAGAAGTTCTTTATTATCTATAGCAAAAGAAACGTGCTGGAATGGAGCGCACGTTTCTTTTGCTAAGTATCTTGCTATACGTCTAAATTTTGAATTATTAAAGCTCATATTTTATTTTCTTGGTAATCCCCTGATCCATCCAATGGGTTGTTCATTCTCTTCAAACCTTTTACAAATTAATGTGTCTGGATCATAGTAGTTTTTCTTTTTTGCCTTTGGGTTTCCTTTAATCCAATTATCAGGATATGAGTCTTCAAAAAAAAAAAAAAAAACCAAATTCTTTTTTATTTTTAGGATTATGGTATCCACATTTACCTTTAATTGGATTTATAAACCCATCATCAACACTTTCTTTGAATTTATGAAACCCAATATACTCTTTTTCGTTTATTAAATTTGTTGTCTTATAGACGCAATATAACATTATTAATCCTATAAATTAATGATACATCTGTATTTAAATGAATGTTCATTATTATCTATAAAAATTAAAATTCAAACTACTTCTTTTTGTTATCATCCAAATCATCCAAAAGATCATTAACCCCCTTTTGAGGCTTTCCATCTGTTGAATAATAGTTGTTATTTTGTGTATTGTTTACTGTTTTGGCTTTTTTATCACCTTTCTCATTTTCCAGATGTTTGTGTAGCTCCATGAGGTCTTTGCTCATTTCTGAAATATTTTTCATCAGTGTGCTAGAGACTTCAAACGCTCTCGGATGCTCTGATTCCTTAGCAAGCATGAGAGAGCCTTCTAACGCGCTTGTACCACGTTCTATCAAACCCCTAAGAACCGTCCTAGTGTAGTTGTAATCATCGTATACATCACTCTCACGCTGTTCTACAGGCACTTTGGATGTAACAGGACTATATTCAACCAAATCGAATCTTTCACGAGGCATTGATTCGTCATCCAGACCATCTAAATGAGAATCAACATCATGCTCAATTCCAATAAAGGCTTCAATGTCTTTGTTGATTTTATCTCGCTTGCTCATGGTATGATATCCGTTTCTAAAATTGTGTCAGGATCGTTTAAATCGTAATAGTTTAGGGTGATGCTTTGGATAACACCTTGGTTGCTTGTTGGCATGTAAAGAAATCCCTCTACATCAAAATTAAATGTAGATATCAATGTCTTTTCGTCTTCCATTTGTCCCTCATAATCATCTGCCAAATTAGAATCTGTCATCATAACATTCAGAGAAGTTTCAATTCCCAAATCTGGGTTCTCTGTGATGTTGATATTCAATGACGGATTAAACCACGCCGCGATTTGTTCCATTATCTGAAACATATCGTCGAGGTTTTTTGTCCCTACAGTTACTTGGTAGTTGAAAATATAAGGAACTCTGTTAAGCTGTTTGTTAACTGTGTTTACTTGTGTTCTGTCAATTTGTTGATACATCAAGTCATGTTTGTTTTGGATTCTTTGTGGGTCACGACTCCAACCAGTAAGAACAAAACCGATTCTTGGAAACTTTACTTTGATGTGGGCATTAGTTTCTTCATACTTTTGTGTAATATCAAACTTTTGTCTGGATGAATAAGACAAAGGAATTTTAATTTTCTTTCCGTCACTTCTCACAATATAGATGTTGTTAAATATCGTGCCAAATGCGGCTGTGTATGTTCTAATAGAATTATGATAAAAGTGTTGGTCTAAAGCTGCCATATTATTTTACCCCAAATGGGTCATTTTCGTTAAAATCAACAAACGTATCACTCTCTGTTTGAATTTCATCATTCTTTCCGTATTCTTCTGTTTCTGTTTCAGGATCATAATACATAATATCGTTGTTAATCAGATCATCAATTGTTGAATCACCTGTTTCAAAACTCTCATAAGAGAATTCGAACGTTTCTGTCTTAACTTCCCAGATGTACTGTTTACCAAGCTCATAAAACGGACTCTCATCCTCTACATGCTTGATTTCAAGGAATGATCGAGTGATGGGTAGGTATAAAAGATCACCCACCATAGGCTTTGTAATGCTTTGTGGTTGAAGTTCTTCTGCAAATCGAGACTTGCTAACAAGGAATGTAGCTGTATCTTTGATTTCAAAACCAATTGTGGTGATCATGTCGCCACCACCACCAAACCCATCAACATTAGCAGGGTACATTTCTATGGTATAAGAACCATTAAAAGCAGAACTAGGGTCTTCACCAAACAAGTAATCATAATCAACCAGTGTTCGAGGAAGATAATTCATATCCACCCCTTTCATCTGGATAGCCTCAACAACAAGATCATCTTGTAGGTCTTGTTCGCTTGTTTCGTTGTAATTACTAACGTATTGATTAATCATATAAGTAGCACACATTTGTGGTGTTTATACTTCTATTTATAACAGATATAAAAAAGGGCCAAAAGAGGCCCATATAAGTTTATTTTTATTAGATTTTTGTTTTTATATTTTTGCCAGATAATCAAAACCAAGATGACCAAGTAT